GGACCTTTGTCACAAGCACAACCAGCACAACAACCAGTTGCCGCAGCCCCGGCTCCTCCCGTGGCGGCGCAAGCGGGGGTTGGTAACCCCTTGTCAACCTCCGCACCAGTTTCTATTGCTAACAATCAACAGCTTAATCAACAGCTTGTTGGTGGTGGTAACCCGATTAATGCTGCTAAAAATGCACAGATTTCAAGGACGGTATAATGAACAAAGATCAACTAAGAATGGAGCTTGCAGACGACGAGGGCTGTAAGTATTCCGTGTATTTGGATCACTTAAATTTACCCACGCTGGGAATTGGTCACCTCATCCTAGAGTCTGACCCTGAGTATGGTGAGCCTGTTGGAACAGAGGTATCTGAGGAGCGAGTGCGTAGAGCATTCAACTTGGATGTGGCTGTAACCATCGACGAATGCAAAGTATTGTACGATGACTTCGATGATCTTCCCGAAGAGGTACAATTAGTCATATGCAATATGATGTTTAATATGGGCAGGCCACGACTGTCTAAGTTCAAGGGCATGAAAGCTGGATGCGATGCCCGGGACTGGGAAAAAATGGCAGACGAAATGGTCGATTCCAGATGGCATGATCAGGTTCCGAACCGGGCCAAGCGTTTGGTCAAGCGTATCCGTGATCTAGCAAAAGACTGAAATCATTGAATAAAAACATCGATTCTCGTGGACCTCGTGAACAATAGACGTATCATTGTACCTTCAGGTCTCTGAGAATTGACGTTTTACACTCTCGGCAGGCTTACATCTTGCACCCATGATTAATTGATTCTTGTCAAACGTTAACATAGCGGCAGACATCTCTGTTGTTCTGTCCATGCATCTACCGAGTGTGGCATAAGGACCTCGAGTGTCCTCTATAACTGAGCAGTCCTTTAACTCCGTTGACATACACACAAGTATTAAAGCTTCAAACATTATCTCGCTCCTCACTCTCTGCTTTTTGAATTAAGCTTTCCACTTCATGCAGCTTGCTAATAGCTTCGTCCAGCAGTCCAGACTCATGCTTCAAAAACAATTGAGTCACGAACTGGACTGACTGGCTTACCGACAGCTTTGCGTCAGAAAAGTTGCTCATTTTTTCTTCGGTGGTCTGCCGCGCTTCTTGAACTTTGGCGGACGGCCTCTCTTTTTGGCGGGTGCTTTGCCACTTTCCCACGCTTCGTTAATGGTCGGAGTTTTATTATCGTCCCCCTTCAAACGTCCGTCCATATATCTAGCTCTTTTTGGCTCGTTAACGAGACAGGGAAAGAACAGTCTTAAAAATTTAGTCCACATCTTCTTGCTCCTCTTGTTTTGGAAGATACACTTCCACAAATGCCCCACACTCAGGACAACTTAAATTAGTAACCATAGAAAAAGAGTCACTCTCTTCCTCAAGATCATGGTCACCACCCCAAATTAATTCTGTTTTACAATGCCAACAATTCATCCTACTTCTCCCCAGTTATCACCGAGTTCTGCGTCAACCTCGAAAGGTACTTTTAAGTCTGGCACACAAGTAGACATAATTTCAACTATCTTGTCCGATTGTTCTTGACTACTGATACTAAAGCACAACTCGTCATGCACTGTAAGCATAGGTGTTAGTCCCTCGGCATGACAATCTACCATCGCCTTCTTGGTTTGATCGGCACTCGAACCTTGGATGAGTTTATTCAAAGCCTTGTATGTAAAGGCACGACGTATCATACCCTTGCCTCCATACTCTTTGATTGCTTCCTCGAGCTTCATAGCTTTGTTGTACCCGAAAGACTTAGGCTCCCACATATCAAACCTGCATTTACGCCCCAGCCATGTGCGTATTGTCCCTGACTTAGCTGCGGTAGCTGCTGCAAGATCTGCAATACCTTTCACAAATGGCACCCTTTCATGGTACTTCTCAAGTAAAGCCTTGGCCTCCATCTCATCGATGTCCATAACACCAGCCAGTTTCTTGCGACCCATACCGTACATAATACCAAGGTTTACAGTCTTGGCTTCCTTACGACTTATGTCAGCAAGATCTGCCACCATCTGATGAAAGTCAGCGTTGCCCTGCTGATACATATCAATTACACTATCTATCTGAGGGTGTCTGTGAACACCGTTTAATTGAGCACAGTAGTGTGCCAGCCAACGTGGTTCTTGTGAGGCATAGTCAAAGCTGCCCCACTTTGTACCCTCTTCAGGAATAAACAACCCACGGATCATGGACTTTATTTCTGGATCTCTCGCCGGGATTTGTTGTAAATTTGGGTTGGACGACGAAAATCGTCCTGTAACTGTCCCCCCTTCATCAGAACGAAGAGGATTAAAATCACAATGGATACGACCATTACACGAATGTTCAAGTATTGTCTGAACAAAGGTAGTGTTTGCCTTATTAAATTCACGCAACTTCACAATCTTCTGAGCTATGGGATGAGTATGATTGCTAAGAAACTGCTTTGTAAAGGACGGAGCATTAGAATTTTCTGTCCTATGGTATTTGAGCCCAAGGGCATCGAACGCCTTTGCTATAGATGCAGCAGACCACGGTTCAACAGAAACCCCGGTATCGGTCCTTATTTCTTTTAGTAAATTCTTTTCACGTTTACCAAGTTCAATCTGGATTTGCTCTGCCCCATCAGTGTTTACACGCACACCTTTAGTTTTCATCTCAAGAAGCACGGGTAACAAACTGGACTCCAACTGAAAGATACTTGTGACTTCGTCTTGCTTGATGTCCACACGCAACCTGTCCCAAAGACGTAGTGTTACCGCAGCATCCTGTTCGGCGTAGCTGCCCACAAACTTTGACGGCAGTCTCCACATATCGCTCTTAGGATTCACACCATACATCGCAGCCGCAGCCTTGAGCATCTTCTCGTTCTTGTACTCTCCAAGATACTCCCCAGTCAGAGAGTTTAAATTGTAGTACCTACGGTTTTCGTTAAGTATGGGGGCGGCTATCATGGTATCGATTATCGGACCTTGAACCTCGATCCCTGCCCATCGCATCCATCCCAGATCATACATGGCATTGTGCATAACCTTCTCGATCTTGGGTGTAGCCATCTGTTTCTTCAGCCAGTTAACCACCAGACTTTCTGGCAGGTTGCCTTCCTCATGCCGCACCGGATAGTAACCAACGAAATCACCAGCCGCCACAGCGTAGCCTATGACATAGCCATCGTTCCTGCACCACCCCGGTCCCAGCTTTATCAGGTTCGGGTCTCTTGTTTCCAAGTCGATAGCGATACGCTCATAACCTGTAAGATCAGGAAAGGATGACGGCGGATCCCACTCATCATCACCAAATCCAAGGGCTGCTTCTTTGACATCGATATCAAGAAGGTTCATTTGATTATCCATCGTTTACAATCTCTCCGCCAAGGGCTGCGTAACCTATGATGTCTACCCATGAATCATCCTTTGTCATATCTTCGCTTAATCTAGCTAACTTTAACCCCACCATACAAGCAACTACCTGTTCAGGTGTAACATCCTGCTCGAGTATGACGCTCCATATCTTTGCTATACGCTCGTGGTTCTTTCTAGCCGGACCATACTCCTTGGCTCTGTCTCCGTTGATCAGTGCCTCCGCCGTATCTAGAAAATGTTTTCTGTTTTTCATAGTTGAAACCCATAATATGATTGTGACTCTACAATATGCAGGGACTTTCGAGCGCGAGTCAGGCCAACATAGAATGTCCTGATCTCGGAGTCCTGATCCCTACTCTCGACACAAGCCCTCGAGGAGTCCAGAAGCAGAGCTACGTTGTCTGCCTCACCACCCTTGGCTTTATGTATGGTTGATATCTTTATGCGCGGTGTACCTGTCAAGATTGACTCACCCATCCGGCGCACAGATGTAATGTATATCCGCTCTCGATCAGACACCTTGATTACTTTGTGCCACGGGTCTTCCATGTGTGCATCCAACTCACAAAGCTTTCTTATGTCATACCAGTCATATGTTTGTTCGGTGTCCAGATTGGCAAGCTGCTTTCTGCCAGCCTTTGTAATGACATCTGCTACCAAAAGCGTGGACAGTTTCTTCAGATCCGCAGCAGACAGATACTTGCCCTTACCCAGATCAAGCCACATCTCAATGCCACTCAACACGTTTGGTGATATCGACCAGCCTGACCCCTCGCGCCAGTACAAGAAGCCCTGATCCTTTAGGTCACTCGCCACTTTGTTCGCGATGTAGTTAGTTCGAGCAAGGATCAACCACTCACCCTTCCTGATATCCACATCCATGATGTCGCGGTGCCATACAATCTCACCTTGCTCATCGGTGCCTGACCATGTCTTTGGTTGCCGTGTTATTAAACGCCTGACCATATTGTCTGCTTGTTTTTGTATCGACACAGGCAGGCGGTAGGACTTGTCCAGTATTATTTTATTATCGCAAGCATTCAGGAAGTCCTTAACGTCAACACCCATCCAAGAATAGATGCACTGATCATCATCTCCGGCATAGTATATGCGTTTGGCGTTAGGCTTCATTACCTCATGCACCATACGCCACTGCAACGGAACCAGATCCTGCGCTTCATCCACAATTAGAACATCGAGCAGAGGACACTCACCCTGTTCAATAAAGTTCTCGATCATGTCTACAAAATCTACCTTGCCAGTCTCTTTTTTGTAGTCACAGAATACCTGATCCACCAGTTTGAGTTGCTGGTAGTGCAGCCTGCGATCAGCTACATCGTTGAACGGTTGCTCGATACTCACACCCCGAACCCGTGCCATCTGAATGATGGACAGGTACGCATCGCCGCTCTTGCCGGGTCTGAACAGAATACCTTCCGCCATCGTTGCAGATGAGTTGGATGTAAACTCAAGACCCAAGAGACCACCCAGCTTGGAATAGTCCTTGCCGCCCAACACCTGCTTAACCTGTAACCCCAGTATCTGAAACGCGAAGCTATGCAATGTG